GGTGACAACTGGCACCATCCAAGGCAACTACACGCAGATTGTCGTTTCTAGCGCCGCTGGCATTGTTCCCGGCATGGCAGTAACAGGAACCTATTTGCCTGCTAATTGCCAAGTAGTCGCGGTTTCCGGCACTACGGTTACGCTCAGCTCAACCGTAGATCTTACGCAGTTTTTTACAGTAGTTGGCTCCGCAGGCGGGACTGCTTCCGGGGCATTAGTCTATTACCCTCAAGCTACGTCGCTTTCTGTTGGATGGTTTGCAGCTAGTACTCTTATGCCCATTAATCGCTACGCGCAAATAGCTGGTGTGCGCTCCATTACTCAAAAAACCGTATCAGGAAGAAACCTAAACGTCGCAAGGTATGCCGTTGCTGACCTCACCCAAAACACGGGGGTTAGCAATCAAACCGCCACTTGGACATTCTATGTATTTGCCGGCATCCCATCAGCCACCTATACATTCTTTGCAACTGATCAGTCCTACACTTTTAGGGCTAACGCAAACCTTCCGTTCGGCTCATTCCCTGGTATCGGCACCTATACCACATGACCTGGCAAGCCGCAGCTTTAGAACACGTACAGGCTGAAGACCCCCGCGAGGCGTGTGGCCTGTTGGTCATTATCAAAGGCCGCAAGCGTTATGTGCCATGCCGCAATCTTGCAGCCACCCCCAATCAATTCTTCCTACTGGACCCTGCCGACTGGGCGGATGCTGAAGACCAGGGCGAGATCGTCGCCATTGTGCATAGCCACCCCGTCACGCCGCCCACGCCATCACCCGCAGACCTAGCAGCATGTGAGGCCAGCGGCTTGCCTTGGTACGTCGTCAACCCCAAAACCGGGCAGTGGGGCGAATGCACACCATCGGGCTACAAGGCGCCGCTAATTGGCCGCGAATGGGTGTGGGGCGTCCATGACTGCTGGACACTAGCCCGAGACTGGTACGCCGAGCAGGGCATCACGCTCCGCGACTGGGAACGCTGCAACAACCCTGACGAGTTTCAGCTATCGCCCTACTTCGATAAGTGCTGGCGCGACACCGGATTCAGAGAGTTGGACGAGGATGAAGAACTGCAGCACGGTGATGCCGTACTGATGGCGCTCAACAGCACCGGCCTCAACCACTGCGCCATTTACCTCGGCCATCAAGAAGTGCTGCACCACATCCAGCATCGCCTAAGCGGGCGCGACTTCTATTCCGGCTGGCTCCTAAAGTGTACGGGTAGGAGGTTGCGTCATGCTGCGTAAGATCAAGCTATACGGCAAGCTGGCTAAGTTTGTCGGCCATCGCATCCTCGAAGCTGACGTAGCAACCGCCGCTGAAGCCGTGCGATTCCTAGTTGCCAACTGGCCCGAGCTGGAACGCCACATGGCTGACCAGCATTACCGCGTCAGCGTCGGCACCTACGACCTTGAACTAGAAGAGCTGCACCATCCCGCCGGCCAGCAAGAAATCAAGATTGTGCCCGTGATGGCTGGTGCTGGTGCCACGGGGCGGATTATTGCGGGCATTGCGTTGGTTGCGCTGGCGTTGTTTGTGCCGCTTGTGGCGTTTGGTGTTGCCTTAAATGGTGCGGTGCTTGGCATCGGCGCCAGCCTCGTCCTAGGCGGCGTCGCACAGTTACTCACGCCCACGCCAAGAGTACCCACGGGCCCCGACACCCAGAACGACCCGCGCAAGAGCTACAGCTTTAGCGGCATCCAAAACACCAGCCGTCAAGGCGTACCGGTGCCCATCGTCTACGGCGAAACCATCGTCGGCAGCGTGGTTATCTCCGCTGGCATTGACACTGTGCAGGTGCAGGCATGACGATCATCGGCGCAGGTGGTATGGGCGGTGGCGGCAAAGGTGGCGGTGGCGGCGCTGCTCGCACCCCAACCACTGCAACCGACAGCCTTGATTCAACTCAGTACGCCCAGGTCATCGACCTAATCAGCGAAGGCGAGATTGCTGGATTGAAAGATGGCTTCAAAAGCATCTTCCTTGATAACACCCCGCTGCAAAACCCAGACGGCACCTTCAACTTTCAAAACGTCACGGTCTACACGCGCAACGGCACCCAGAATCAAGATGCCATTCCTTTTGCTGGTGTAATTGAGGATGAACGCCCAGTCAGCGTAACGGTCCGCAACGATGGCGCTGTCACCCGCACCATCACCGACTCACAAACTGAAGCAGTCCGCGTCACCATCACAGTCCCGCGCTTGGAGCGCATCACCGACGAAGGCGACACCGTAGGCGAGGCCGTACGGCTGCAGATCGCCATTCAGTACAACGGTGGCGGCTTCACTACCGTCATCGACGACACCATTGCAGGCCGATCCGGCGACCTGTACCAGCGCGATTACCTGGTTGGCCTAGCTGGCACGTTTCCGGTGGATGTCCGCGTTACGCGCATCACGCCTGACAGCAATGACCTACGCCTAGCAAATGAGTTCTCTTGGTCCAGCTACACCGAAATCATCTACGCCAAGATCGCCTACCCCAACAGCGCCCTAGTTGGCATCCGCATCGACGCTGAGCAGTTCAACAGCATCCCCAGCCGCAGCTACCGGGTGCGTGGCGTCAAGGTAGTTGTGCCTAGTAACGCAACAGTTGATCAGAGTACAGGTGCGCTGATCTACGCAGGCATCTGGAATGGCACGTTTGGCGCTGCCCAATGGACTAGCGACCCGGCATGGATCTTGTGGGATCTGCTAACCAGCACTAGATTTGGATTCGGCGAGCACATCACCGCCACAAGTCTAGATAAGTTTGCATTTTTCTCCGCGTCGCAATATGCCTCCGAGCTGGTGCTGGATGGCTTCGGCGGCTACGAGCCCCGCTTTAGCTGCAACACCAACATCCAAACGCAGGAAGACGCCTACAAGCTGATCAACGATATGTGCAGCGTGTTCCGCGTGATGCCCTACTGGGGCCTGGGCTCGCTAACCGTATCCCAAGACAAACCAGTAGATCCGGCCTACCTATTTACGCTGGCAAACGTCACCGAAGAGGGATTCAGCTACAGCAACAGCAGCCTCAAGACGCGACCCAATGTTGCCGTAGTCAGCTACCTCGACCTAGAACTACGCGACACCGTATTTGAGGTAGTTGAAGATGCTGAAAACATCGCCAAGTATGGCGTCATCAAAACTGAAATCAGCGCCTTTGCCTGCACCAGTCGCGGTCAAGCGCGGCGCCTCGGCGAATGGATTATCTACTCCGAACGCTACGAAAACGAAACCATCACATTTACAACCAGCATTGATGCCGGTGTTGTAGTGCGGCCAGGGCAGGTAATTGAGGTCGCCGATCCAGTCAAGGCTGGCGCAAGGCGCGGCGGGCGCATCTCCGCTGCAACCACAACAGCTATCACAGTTGATGACGCCACCGGCTTGACGGCATCAGGCGCTCAACTGTCGGCAATCTTGCCTGATGGCACCGTGGAGAAGCGCGCCGTTGCGTCCATCGCCGGCAATGTCATCACGGTGTCGAGCGCATTTACCACTGCGCCAAACGCAAACAGCGTCTGGGTCTACGAAACCAGCAACATCCAGCCGTCAACGTGGCGAGTGCTAGGCATCCAAGAGCAGGACGGCATTAGCTACACCGTCAGCGCACTGTCGTACAACTCCAACAAGTACGACTACATCGAGCGCGATCAGCCGCTACAGCAACGCGACATAACAGACCTAAACATTATCCCCGAGCCGCCAACTAATCTGGCCGCAACAGAACTGCTATATGATGGCGGCGGCATTGCCAAGAGCAAGCTAGTTGTTGATTGGCAGCCAGTGCTAGCAGTTAAGGACTATAGGATTCGCTGGCGCTATGAGTCCGGCAACTGGAACATTTTTAACATTTCACGGCTTGACTTTGAAATCCTCGACACATCTCCTGGCGTTTACACGATTGAGGTGTACTCAATCGGCACAAACTTAAGAGCGTCGCTGCAACCTGCACTACTTACAACGCAGGCATTTGGAAAGACTGCGCCACCCGCAGACGTACTAGGCGTCAGTCTGCTTGCAATTGACGAGGCAAGCGCCATCATCAACTGGGAACG